CGCAAGTTCTGTCTATTAGGGCAATTTCCTAAAGTCAGGACGTATGAGCGATTTGGTAAGGAAGAAAAGACTTACGATCTTGTTGGCCGTATTCATATGGACTACTTGCAACTCTATAAGAAGTACAACTATGAATCTCGCCACAGTTATTCACTTGACTCTATTGGCGAATACGAATTAGGTGAACGCAAGACTCAGTATGAAGGCACACTTGATCAGTTGTATAACAAAGACTTCAAGACCTTTGTAGAATATAACAGACAAGATACGATGCTTGTCGTGAAGATTCACGATAAGCTGAGGTTCCTTGATCTTGCTAATGCACTGGCGCATGAGAACAGCGTATTGCTGCCGACTGTTATGGGTTCGGTGGCGATGATTGAGATGGCGATCTTCAATGAAGCACACGCTCGTGGAATGATCGTTCCTGACAAGCAACGCAAACAATCTTATGGGGATGAGCAACAAGCAGCAGGTGCATATGTCCTGCCACCTAAGGTCGGAATGCATGAATATCCGGGAGCAGTTGATATCAACTCGCTGTATCCATCTGATATCCGTGCATTGAATATGTCTCCGGAAACTATCGTAGCACAGGTTCGTCAGACTCTAACTGATCAATATATGTATGAGAAGAGCCTGAAGCTTGCTAAAGAGAAGCGCAAGAAGAAGAACGGTGATGATGCGGAAGCAGTGACTGGTTCTGTTCTATGGGAAAATCTATTTGGTTCTCTAGAATATACTGCTATCATGAACCAAGAACGCGGCACATTGCTCACTGTTGACTATGAAGATGGTCGCAGTGTAGAGATGACCGCTGCTGAAATCTGGAAGATGGTGTTTGATAGTAACAAACCGCTGATACTATCCGCTAATGGTACGATCTTTACATATGAGAAAGAAGGGGTCATTCCTGGACTTCTGACGAGATGGTATACAGAACGAAAAGCCCTACAGAAACAAGCTAAAGAAGCATATGGCACTGATATGTATGAATATTATGATAAGCGTCAGCTTGTGCGTAAGATTCTGTTGAACTCAGCATATGGCGCACTTCTGAACGAACACTGCCGATTCTATGATAAGCGCATAGGTCAATCTGTTACCCTGTCTGGTCGTCAGATCGTGAAACATATGATGAGCCAGATCAATGAGATCATCGCAGGTGAATATAAACACGACGGTGAAGCGATTATTTACGGTGATAGTGTAACCGGAGATTCCGTTATTAGAACGGGCGACGGCGACAAAACTATTGAAGAGTTATTCAATGAGTGTCTAGAACATTCAGTTGTCGGAGAAAAAGAATATGGAGTTTGGAATGAGAATTCTGTTCTTGGATTTAACTCGTATGAGATGGAGCCAGTCAGTGCCAAAATAAACTATGTAATGCGGCACAAAACTAAAAAGAAGTTGTATCGCATAACGACGGAAAACGGAAAACAAATCACTGTTACTGAAGATCATAGCATCATGGTTGATAGAAATGGGTTCTTGATTGAATGCAAGCCCAATGAGATTCTTGAGACTGATGGAATTATTACTTTTGTTCCGTGAATGATAAATATATGATGATAGGAGTATCGCCATATGATAACATGCTTAGAATGCGGTTTCGTTACCGGAAGACTACAATGGACACATTTTAAATATAAATGTACTGGAAGATTTAACAATAGTAAGGAATATCTTGCCGTATATCCAACGGCGGATATAGTATCACCGGAAGTCTCAGCTAAAACATCTGTCACCAAAAATAAACTGATAGAGAAATACGGTGAAGAGGAAGGACTACTGCGATGGAATCAATATCGGGAAAAACAAGCGACCTCAAACTCGTTTGAATATAAACAGCAGAAACTCGGCTGGAATAAAGAACAATTTGATTCGTATAATAAATCTCGCGCTATCACGCTGAAAGGAATGATAGAAAAGTATGGAGAATTAGATGGCATTTCTAGATGGGAGTCATATTGCAACCAGCAAGCATACTCAAATACGCTGGAATATTTCGTTGAGAAACATGGAAGAACTGATGGAATCAAAAGATTCCTGACCTACAACAAACAGAAGGGTTCTTCAAATGATCCTGTTGCAGTTTCTAAACGAATGGGCATTTCAGTTGATGAGGCAGTTGATTTGATCATTACTCGTTACAATAAAGATGACAAAAGATGGTCAAGTGAGTTGGAACGAGAATTCACTACTATGCTTGAAGAGAAACATGGAAAGCTAGAACGGACCTCATTCTCCAGTCCGTTTGGCAAATGGTCTCATTATTTGAACGGATATGTAATTTACGACATCAAACACGATGATTGTATCATTGAATTTAATGGAGATTATTGGCATGCCAATCCTAGCTTATATCAAGACGAAGCGGTTATTCGCGGTAAAAAAGCGAAGGATATACAAAAACGTGACGAACTCAAACTAAAAACAGTCACTGATCTCGGATTCAGAACCTTAGTTGTCTGGGAATCCGATTTCAGAGCAGATAAAGAACAAACCATTAAGGAGGTTATTATATGGATGCAGAATGGACCACAGTAGCTAAGATAGAATGCTTGGGCGAGGTAGATGATTATGTGTATGATTTAAGCATTGAGGATCAAGATCCATTTTTCTTTGCCAACGACATACTGGTACACAATACCGACTCGTGTTATTTCTCTGCCTATGCTATCCTAAAGGAACAGATTGATAAGGGTGAGGTGGAATGGTCTAAGGAGATGTGCATAGAACTCTATGATAACATCGCAGATCAGACAAATGCCAGCTTCCCTGCGTTCATGGAGAAGTCATTCCATTGTCCAAGAAAGAACGGTGACATCATCAAGGCTGGGCGTGAACTCATCGGTGAGCGTTCTATCTTCATCACTAAGAAGCGTTATGCTATCAATATCTTTGATAAAGAAGGCAAACGCAAAGATGTGAATGGCAAGAACGGTGAGATCAAAGCGATGGGTCTTGACCTCAAGCGAGCAGATACTCCTAAGTATGTTCAAGAGTTTCTAATGGAAATTCTCGTCATGGTCCTCGGAGGTAAGCAACGCGATGAAGTCATTGAAAAGATCAAGGAGTTCAAGAATCATCTATCCCAACAAGATTCTTGGACTAAGGGTTCACCTAAGTCTGTCAATAATCTGACGAACCATACTATCAAGTTTGAGAAGACTGGCGTGTGTTCAGTTGGTCATGCGAGAGCAGCAATTAACTATAACTATTTGCGTAAGATGAACAGTGACAACTATAGCCAGAAGATCGTTGACGGCATGAAGGTCATCGTCTGCAAGCTACGAACTAACGCATTAGGGTTTACTTCAATCGCATATCCTACAGATGAACTCCGTCTTCCACAATGGTTCCTTGATCTACCATTTGATGACAAGGATATGGAAAGGATTCTCGTAGATGAGAAGATTGATAATCTCTTGTCAGTGTTGAACTGGGATATTCGTAGTAATACTGATACAAATTCAACCTTTGATGAATTATTCAGTTTCGGTTAAACAGACTGTTGACCTTTACAATAATTTTTGTTACTATACATCATAAACCTAAATACACTAACAAACAAAGGAAAACATATGAAAGATAATTTACTAGACCTAATCCATCATACACAAGGACTTGGCGTCATTGAACTCGTCAAGGTTGAAGGGACTGATGAAGAGACTAAGGTTTCTGCACTTGCAGAAGACAAGTCAGTGATTGTCCATGGTACATTCAACACTCCGCTCGCAGATTTTATCGGTGTGTTCGGTATGCCTAATCTATCTAAACTTAAGACAATTCTTAGCTTTGATGATTATGATGAGACTTCTACTATCAATGTCACCCGCACAGAAGATGTACCGACATCTGTTCACTTTGAGACTAAGACAGGTGACTTCGTTAATGACTATCGGTTGATGGCTAGGGTCATTGTTGAAGATAAGGTAAAGTCTGTCTCCTTTAAGGGTGCAACTTGGAATGTAGAATTTGAACCAACTAATGCTGGTATCATGCGTCTAAAGAAGCAGGCTCAGGCTAATAGTGAAGAAGTTAACTTTACTGTCAAGACTGATAAGGGTGATTTGAAGATTTTCTTCGGTGATCACTCTACGCACTCTGGAAACTTCGTGTTTCATACAGGAGTGAGTGGTACGCTTTCTAAGAACTGGCAATGGCCCGTAAAGGTATTTCTTGCTATCATGGATCTTCCTGGTGACAAGATTGTCCGAATCAGTGATCAAGGTGCTGCCGAGATTACTGTTGACAGCGGTCTTGCGACTTATCGTTATCTCTTGCCCGCCCAATCCAAATAGATTAGGAGCTATAGATCATAAAAGCAAAGAGAAAGCCTTGATCTACTGAGGCTTTCTCTTTAGCTAAATTTTTTTCTTCATCTATTTTAAAAGTCCAGGTAGATTTTACTTCAACTATCTGATTTTTACTAATTATGTAAATATCGGGGAAATATATGCGTTTCTTTCCATCGTATACATATGTTATCTTGGGGGTTTGTGAAGATCCAATTAATAGGTCATCTTCACCGTATATAGGCAGTAACTCATCTAGCGCGCGGTCTTCATATCCTTGAATATTAACTTGTTTTCCGGAAGGTAATGTATATTTGCGTGTTTTAAATTTCTGTTGTTTAGCTTGAATTTCAGGAACTTGACTTATGTGGCACCCGTATTTTTTCTGCCAAGCCAATGCTATATTATCTATTCTAGATTGGCGCCTACTTGGATCAGACCAATCTTGTTTTAACCGATCTATTCCTTCTGTGCTAGCAAAGTAATTTTCAGCTCCATATCGTTCTAGAACGGTTGCCTTGATCTTATCTTGTATTTCGGCTGATTTAGCCGGATTACCAACTCCATATTTTTTAAGCCAGGTGTTCTTTCGCTTTTGGTTAGATTCGCTATTTTTGTTTGCTGCTCCTCTTTTAGAAAACATAAAATATTTTGATCCAAACCATCTTGCCGGCCGCCCAGTATCAATCGTTAATACTATTTCTAATTTATCATTTAGTATATGCCAACATCTTTGTTTTGGAGTAGCACTCGCTGGCAAAAAAGAAGTAATAGAGACTATTTCGGCCCATAATTCAGGATTGTTTTTT